AAGAGCAAATAATTCTTCCTGAGTAGTTTTTCCCGATAAATCTATTAAATTCTTGTTAAAAATTTTATGCTCAATTGAATCAACTAAAACAGGATAATGNCCCNTTTTTATAATATGGTNGATAANTTGCATCGTTTGTTCCTTGGGAAATTTCTTGGATTCCTTAGAACCCTGCATTTGAAATACTATGAATTTTTTCTTAAAGCCCAGCGTCACTGATATATTTTTCCATGAAGATATTTTTGAATTTTTGCAGATGTTCTGGTTTATTCCGCAAAGACCAATTTCTTTCACTAGAATCAGATAATCTTAGAGCCTCTTCATAAATAGAAACTCTGTGCATTTTAGATTCTTTATTATCCATATTATGGTCTTGTTCAAGTATACCATCTAAACAGATAAATAAGTCACAATTTTCCTTAATATGTGGCACTCTGGAGTCTTGTCTATCAATGACATCATGAGTCAAAAAATTATCAACAAAAATCCTTTTCATTGGACCAGTAGTTATTAAGGTCAAATGGTCATTTGGTCGTTCCAATCTAAATTTTCTTAATACAGGAACCAACATGATTAAATCACCAAAGGCATAATTCCTTTCGATGACAATGTATTTACTTCTTGATGTAGGAGTAAATGGTAAAGCAGAATTTAAATTTTTCTTTGATACCCAATATCTTTCCTTTTTTGCTAAAAGAGAATTGGCTAAATCATCTGGGAGTGAATACCAGCGATTTCTTTTAAAAATCCACTGTTTTTGCCTAAAATGATCCCAAATTCTTAATTCTGGTGTATGACCTGTATATTTAACTTCTTCCATAGGTATAAAAAAAGGGGAGTCCTAAGACTCCCCTCTTCGGTTTAACCCGTTAGGATTAAACTATTGTTACTTTAACAAAGAATTCAGGTCGAACCATCTTCTTACCGAACTGACTGAAAACGCCTTTGACGTTACAGAATTTACCGGAATCAAAGAAAGTTGGGGTAACCATCAATGGAATATATGGGCCAAAAATATAACCAGTTTCCATCATTCCAGAACCTTGGTATCCCATGATACTTGTGGCAGCAGGAATAAATGGGTCACGATAAACATTAAGACCTTTGAAAGTTCCAATTAAAGCTCTTTCAGTTGTGTTACTGATATTTGAAGCTGGAACGAAATCATCCATTCTATCTAAGATAGAAACAACATCTGCTCCAACTAACCACCAATTAGGATGTCTATAGTTTGCAGCATAGACTGCAGACTTAGCAGCAACAACACCAGCAGCTACAGCATTTTGTAGTTGTCTGAAAGTATCGGCAGTAGTAACAGCTACATTGGTAATTGTTACATTATAAGGACTACCAGCACCACCAGTTAGAGCGATATTTGCATCAACTTGTGCTATAAGATCATCAAGAACTACTTTTTCAATATCTCGTCTGATGATATTACCCATTGCAAAAGTGATTTCATTGTNAAAATTCAAACCATGATAAGCTCTAGCTTCNTCACCAGCCTCGAAAGACCAATCGGCTTTTAACTTCATAATTTGAGAAACAACTGGCTCACCAACAATACTTAGTTTTGCATCATTAGGTGGTAAACATTCACCGGGGTCTGCTACATATGCAGGATCAGGTTCGATACTTCTATCGAAAAAGCTTGTATATGTTGGAGCACCAGTGTGACCACCAGCAGTTGTTCCAGCGGTATAATCCAATCGGAATAATTTTTGAGCAGGTAAAGTCATTGGTTGTGTGGAAACCAAGCTTAAAAGAATACTATCTCCCCAAATTCTTCGAACCAATGGAAATGCAATTCTTTGGAAATCAACGATTCCAGCTTTAACGGAAGCATCCTCATTTAATTTCTTTTCCATGAGAGCGAGAGCATTTGGTTCTACTTTGACACCAGTTCTATTACCATTACCTGTTCGGATTCCACCAAATCGAGCTTGGTTTTCCAACATAGTGGTAACAATATTTTTTTCATGACCTTTAAGTCCTTCAGTTAAGAAAGCCCATTTCTCATGAAGCTGTGAATTTGTCAAATACTGTTCTGTTTCGTTCATTTTCTTCATTTCTCCTGTTTATATTTTTAAAGACCAGCTAACTGGGCCATTCTTTTCATGGTGTCAGGTACTTCTGACTTTTCTTCAATTTTACCTACATTTCCACCTTGTTTGCTGTCAAAAAGAATTTGTCCCTTTTCAGTTCCTTTTTCTTTTTTGGCTTCCAAAGCTTTAGCTTCCATGTCTGCTTTATAATTTTCAAAATATTTAGTTTGTTCTGCAACGATGTTATCAACTGCTTCAACAGTTTCGGCTTTCTCTAGGAAAGACGCATAATGTTTTGCTTCTGGATTATCGTTTAGAGTTTTTGCAATATGAGCTTGAACTACAGTCTTTGTTAGCTTTAGTTGTTTGGGCATTGATGGTTTCAGTTAATTCGGAAATCTGTCCTTCAAGNNTTTTAATAGACTCATNNTTTTCATCAGGTGTGATCTCTTCAACTTTAACAGGTGCATGACCAGCCTCGGTTAATACAGTGATGAATTTTTCTGCAAGTTCGGTTGAACCTTCTTTCTTAGCTTCGATAAGTTTCTCTTCGAAACCATTCTTTTCAGCTAATATAGTGTCAAGTTCAGTTTGCTTTTCAGCAAGTGTTACTTCAGCTTCAGCCTTAGCTTTAGCTTCACCTAGTTCCATAACTTCTTTATAAAGTTCTGGGTGTTTTTCTTGTAAGGTTTTGGCATCCATAGTGGCCCTCTCCTGATTTTCTAATTTAATTTGTAAGTCCTTGGCACGTTCATTCGATTGTCCGATGACAAAATCAAATGTATCAAGAACGAAATCCTCATTAACTTCAAAATGCAAAAAATCCCCGTTATCGTCTTTGATGGGTTTCTGTGTTCCGAATCCCCTTGAGGAAATTCCTATGTTTCCACCAGCCTCGATAATAGCTATGAGATTTTTTCCAGCCTCGGTAAATGGGGACTGTTGCCTTCCCTCGCACAAACCCTTCAGAGTCAGGTCGAGAAAGCTCGTTTATAATGCCAGAAATATTATTCACGTGTTCATCACTTTGGGAAGCAGGATGGTTGTTTTGCATAAATAACGTACCATCGGAAACCCGATCTTCAAGTTTCCCTACTTCACGGTCAAAAAGTTGGACCGGATAAACACGTTCGTTTTTGTTCTTCACACCTACTTGTGCAAAGATTCCCTCTATACGAAAAAATTTCTGTTTTCCTTCTGATTTTTCTTCTAAAACTTTCCAGTTGGAGGAATAACAGATATCTTTAGATGGGTCAAATTTTTCATTTAATTGTGATTTTTTCTTATTCTTAGCCATACGTGAATTATTATAGTCTTTTTTTTAGACTACCTTTTGAACTATTCTTACTTTCAGGGTCTTATTCCTGAAATCATATTTGAGTTCTTTCTTAATTCTTCCTTTGGCTATAAAGAAAATTCTAAAAATAGTTGGTGAAACTATATCAATATGGACATATGGTGAGATGTTGCCTTCAGTGACCAATGCGTTTTTTATGAATTTTCGGTTACGCACATAAAAGCTTCTGTAATAAATAAAAAGACGTTTGTTCTCAACATTCCATCTTCTAAGAGTCATGCCTGGACGAATATATGTAAATGTCTTTGCCCTGGCATTGTAATAAAGATCAAAATAAGTTCTTCTTGTTCCAGAAGATAATTTTGAACCCGATAGAAAACTACTTGTATCGTATTCAAATAGTTCGCTACTAAGTACATTATTATTTAATTGTGATGATTTGTCAATATCAGGAATTAAGTTCAGCATTTAAGTAAAGTGCTTGGTTTAATTGTTCTGCTATTTTTGGGTCTTTTATCATTTCACCAAAAACNTCTTTTATTGAACTGTTTTTGTTTCTGGTTTCAACGTACCCTGTCTAGCTGATGCCTGACCACCANTTTTATTTGGATTATCCTCTGGGGCTTGTTGGTTGGGTGTTTTTGATACGGCATTTGGGTCTTGAGGATCAAATTCAACTTCACTTGGGTCGGGTAAACTATCTTCTATCTCTTTTTTCTATCTTTGTCAATTTCTATCGTCATTCAATTGTAAGAATGTTTTTATAAATGAAAGTATCAGTAAGAATTGGAACATCAACAAAGAATGTTCTGGCAATATTTGCTTTCAATGACATAATCTGCCATCTTCTCATTTCATCAATTGTTCCAGATACAGGATATTTAACTGTGAAAATTAAATTAGAAGTATCAACATTTTTCATTTCATAGCAAACACGATAAAAATGAGATGTTGTCCTTGCAGCATTTCTCTGAACATCCCTTGCTTGTTTGATAAAAGCAACATCTTGAGCTTCTAAAACACCACTGGATAGATTTCTGGTACCAGCGGAAGATAAATATGCTCTTGGTGTTCTCATTGCAGTGAAAAGTTTGTCATAGAAATAATAAACATCATCCAATCTTTCAGTTGCGGAAGAACCGATTAGTGGTTTGATATCGGCAGCACTACCCTGTCTAACTGGAAGGAAAACATCATCCTCTGCAAGTAAAGGAGTTTCCTCGATTCTATATTTCCCAGTAGAAGGGTTAATACTCTTCTTCCTTTTTAGTTTATTCTCATATTGCTCAACATATTTTTTTGCATCAGCAGGGGGAAGTTTTCCAACATCTATCATATAGGCATATCTAGTACTTCCACGTTTTAATCTGGAAATACAAAGCGATTCTTCCATAAGAACAAGTTGTCTCCAAATTCTAACTGCACCCCAATAAACTGATCGGCCCCATTTTAAATCACATTCAATATCAACTTTATTTGAATAGTGAAGAATCCCGTTCTTTGGCCATGTATCAATGACTTCACCTGTTCCNGGNTGACGCTGATAATATGCTTTATCTGGATTTATTCTACCAAAAGCATCCATATTTATTTCCATTGTTTTGATTGGCATGTGCTTGAAACCAATACAATCACCATCTTCATTCCAAAGAATCTGGTCTATGGAATCGCCATATTTAAGAGCAGAGCGTATTTGGGAACGTTGTCTGTCATGGATACCGGATGTCTGGTCTATTNCNTTTTGTAATTCGATAATATCTCTTGGGACTTCAGAACCATCTTTGGTAGTAATTAAAAAGTTTATATGTTTCTTCATTATTCTCCGCACTAGCATCTTGACCAAAAACAACAGAATCAGTTATCAAATCTAGTGCAGAAGAACATTCGGGAATTTCCTTTTCCATTAGATTGTATTGTTCAATTTCTCTATTTCNTTCTTCAGTTTTTCNGAGATACTCATGGATTACCTGATGACCACCTAATGGTGACCTCACATGATCTAAAGTGAATATGTCTCCCCCAAAATCTGAGAACGATGATTTTGTAGAAGTATCAATATGAGGAGCAGTAGTTTTTTTGTTTAATTTTTTATTAACTGCATTAAATTTTCTTTTAGCCATGTTCTTTAACTCCGGGTTAGCCAACTATAATCATAAGGGTCAAAATCTTTGCTATTATTATATGTCTGATTTCCACTAACCGAGGGCAGAAGCATATTTCCAGCATCGGTTAAATCTGGATATTGGCAAGATGCAAACAATGCCCCACATAGGGCATCTCCCAAATCTTTT